TGGAGCCTCCTGACCATGCGTTACCGTCTAGTAGGTCAGACCAGTAAATTGTAGACTTATCATCTACAAAGTCTGCTACCCAAAGACGACCAAACGCTGCTAAGCAAACGTGACCTTCTGGAGGAACGCCTGTAGCGTGTGCATGAGTTGACATAGGGTCTATAAAGCCATCATGGGCGGCATACACTAAAGGCTCATGTCCACGTTGGAAGAAGTACATATGGTCATTGAAGTTAACCATCTTCCAGTTATTATCTGTAATAGTGTAGCCTGCAGGAGTCTCATCTACCATTGTGGTAGTGCCTGAGAATATCTTGTTGTTGCCTGCAGAGAAGAATGTAACGTCTCCGTCTTCTGCAACAAACTCACCCATAGACTCAATGCCGTCAGACGAGCCTAGCAAGTCGTTATCGTTCAATACTTCGTAACCCTTACGAGCCGCTATCCTGCCTTCTTTGTCAATGACGCAGTTATCCGCTACAGCAGCAAAGGTAGGCTCTTGAGACAACGGCGCATCTTGCGTGTTAATACCTGCAAAGCCCGGAGCAGTGATGGTAATGCTTTGTAGTTGTTGAGCCATTTAAGTTCCTTAGACAGCGACGTATGTAGTGTCTTCACCGTACTTGTTAGCGTCAAACGCAATAGCGTCAGATAGCACAGTGTCAGCAATAGCAAACTGCTCTGCTGCTGACTGACCACCTGTCTCGCCTCTCTCACGCAACGCCATAGCCAACGCAAGCTGCACAACAGCGTTGTGTGGTACTTTTAAGCGTGTAGCATCTTCAGACAAATCAGGCTGACGTACAAATGAGTCAAAGTACAACGTGTAAATGTTGTCAGGCTGTGGATATACTTGCACAGTAATGTCGCCGCTATTGTCAACGCCGTTAAACGCAAACTGTGTAGGCGCACCAGAGCCTACTTCACCAATCTTGTAGTATTGATTCATGTACGTTCTGTTCTTTGCTATCAACCTACTCTTACTAGTGACGTTAAGAGCCTCTCTGACTTCAACGTCCTGACCAGAGCCTGCTAGCGAGTACACAGACGTACCTGCTACTGTAGGTATTTCTATAGCCGTGCGTAGCGCTGACCAACTGTGCGCGTCTTCTACGAGCTGCTTAGCATCGTTGACAAAGTCGCCAATCAAGGCTGAGTAGCTTGTCTCTGCTACAGTGTCTACTTCATTCTCTCGTAGACGGCGTAGCACGCTGTTGACTAACTGCAAGTATGTCATGTTAGTTTCCTAATAAAGTAAACGCAGCGCTGATGCCTGCAACAATAATTACCCAGATTAGTCGCTCTACTAACTTAGAGCTAACCATGCCCTGCGACAGCTCATCAACTTTAGCGTCTATAGTTTCTACCTTAGCCTCTATATGCGACTGTCTGTTAAACACAGTCACTAGACGCTCTTCAACACGCGCTAGAGAAACAACAGCTTCTGACAGCATATCAATCTTTTTTTCTAACCTGCTTAAACGATCTTCCATTCTGTTGTTCCTCTACTACTTTCTAGACATTCTTCTAACTAAATCTATATAATAAGGAGTTTCTAAAGTTTGTAGATAAGTTTGAAGCGGATTGCTCGAAGACGTATTAAAAAACTTAGAATTAAGCGGCATTTGTGCTGAAGACGTATTTAATAAACCTGTTAAAGAGCCTAAACCAGTTGCTCCTTGTGACTGCATTGGTCTTAGCTGAGTAGCCAATTGATTAGTGTACTCAATTTGCTCTGGCGTACCATACTGTGCTGCATAACGCCTTGCTCTGTCAGCCTGAACATAATTTAAGTCAGGCTGTCTTTCACCCATGTAAAGTGCTGCTAACCGATAAGGCTCAATAGCATCAGCTTCTTCAACAGATCGTCCTTGAGCTAAAAACTCTTTGCGTTTGTTAAGTATATCTTCGTAGTTTGTAGCGCCAGAAGTAATATCTAAATTTTCTCTGTTAATGCCGCCCAAACCAAGCATAGCTTCTGTGTAGTTTTGACTACCAACCTCATCAGCTAGCTGTTTCGATAACTCACCATAACGGCGCAACACTTGAGCAGTCTCGCCTTCTTTCGGTCTGTATCCTTTATACAAAGCTCCTTCTGTATTTGATGGGTGCATATTCCACAAATCACGTAGCTCTGCATACTTGGAAAAATCTATTTGATTAAACTCTTTAGACATAAGGCTATCCTAGATCAACTATAGCTTTCTGCTTCTTGCCCAACGCAGCGCCAAAGACCTGAGCGTACTGTGTAGCGTTAGTAGCAATACGAAGAACTAGCTCGTCTTTAGTGCCACCGCGTTGAGACACCATTGCATCTAGCAAAGGCGTAGCCGCTGTATTGTCAGCTTGATACGCTTCGGCTTCTGCAACCTGCTGCGGCCAAGACTTAATCTCGTCTTCAGTGTAGCCTTCTTTGACTGCGGCAATCTCTTCTTCAAAGGTTGCGTTAATTTCTGCAATGGCTGCTTCCCGAGCCTTAGCATCCAGATCAGCCTGATAAGCCGCCTCATGCTCTGCCTTAGTAGTAGTAACACCGTCCTCTGTGGTGTCGGCAAACATATCAACCACTGTCCAAGCCTGTACCCAGTTGCCGTTAGCGTCCTGTGTAGCGCCGTTACGGACTGCTTGAGTGTAGCCAGTAGTGTCGGGCTTAGGAGCTGCGAGTACAGGGTCTATGCCAAGAGCTGAGCAGACGTTAGCGTCCCACACTCGCGGCAGTGATGTGTTGCTGTGCATTCTTCTGACTTCGCCTTGAGTTTTGACTTCGCCAGTTGATTGAATACGATATTCCATGATTCACCTATGCTATTGCTAAGAAGATGTAAGTGCCGCCACTGGCGTTAAGCGCCGCAGGAGCAGATGATGTTACTGTAAAGCCACTTGCTAGTGGGTCTATGTAGTCCGTAGATGTGACTTCTGCGGCTGTGGAGTTTAAGAGCAAGTACGGATCGTTACCTGCAACAATACCTCTCTCGCTGTCGTAGACGTACCAATCGCCACTAGCGTCAGAACGCTTGATCAGGATGAATCTAGCACCTGCGCTAAAGCCACAATCTACGTCTACGTTACTGCCTGTGCCTGTGTAGCTGCCTACTTTGCTTACTCCTGCTAGTGAGGAAAAGAGGTAGGCTATGTATGTACTGCTAGAAGCGTTAACAGCGGTGGAAGAATTTAGCGTAATGTTGTCTGCTGTTGGCTGACCGTTAAATACACCATAAGAAGTGTAATCTAGTGTAACTAATGGATCAGGTTGATTAAGCGCCCGTTCTTGATTATTTGTTGCAGTAAAGTTTACGCCAGTTTTCCAATCTTGGCCCGACGCGTTTCTTTGCTTAATGATAATCAGCTCAGGCGCAACACCCAAGTTATGAGCTACTGTCCTTCCCGCTACTCCATCACCAGTATAAGCCACCACATCAAAAAAGCCTGTGGCGCGTTTGAACATCCATGAATAATAATTTGAAGCTGTGCCTGTAGCTGCAAACCATCCATTTTGATAATCAAATTGCACCAAACTTTGACTAGCTTCTGCATTAGTCAAATTAGTGTACATCCATTTACCCTGAGTTAGTCTAGAACTAATTTCATTGCTTGCTTCGCTAATGTCTACTCTTAACGCCATATCTACGGGGAAAGTAGATCTAAATCCGGGTTGTGCGCCGTCACCAGTTGAGCCGTAAGTATCAATAGCAAAAACCTCAGTCCCAGACTCAGGAGTTTTCATTGGGCGGCGTATGGCTATGTAGATGTAGTCTCTTCCACTCCCACCTGTTTTAAATTTTACCCCATTGGCATATGGCTTTATAAAATTTGTACTGGAATTTGAGTAACACGCTTCCGCTGCGCTTTCGTGTGGATTTAATCTGCAATATTGCGTTTCATTCCATGCTCGCATTACATCCATAATTTCCCAATCGTTAGAAACATTAGATGCTTTGTATAGAAAAAATTGCGGCTCAAAACCAAGATTTATATCTACTTCTGAACCAGAATAACTAAATGACCCACACTTAATAATACTTTCGCTGCCATCGTCTCCAAAGCCTCCTGCGTCTGAGGCGAATAGGTAGGCGACGTAGGTTGCTCCGTTTTTGTTGACATTTAACTGCGACCCTACCGTAAATTCACTAGATGTAGGCTCTGTATCATTCCAGTAATTCGCATCATCAGATGCAGCGGCTGTGTCATTTAAAAGAAGACGATCAGTAGAAGTTGTTGAAGTATGAAAAACAGACCAATTTCTAGCGTCGCTAGTACTCTTAACAATGATACATCCGGGTACACTACCAAGATTATGGCTAACAGTCCTTCCTGCAACACCATTCCCAGTATAAGTCACAACATCAAAGAACTTCTCAGCCTTGCGGAATGTCCATGAGCAAGTAGGTTGAGTATCTTGATTTACATTTGAATTATTTGTAAGAGAAAAACCATCCGAATCGAATGAAGTAAGCACAGGGCTTACTAATTCGGCAGCAGTTGAGTTAGTGCGGAGTACACTGTTTAATCCTTTTTCCGTATCGGTTAGCACGTGCTGACCTGCTTGATTTCTTTCTTTTATCCAAACCAAGCCGCCTTCGCCATCAAGATCAATTCCATTTTGAATAGGCCTATCTGTTGTGCCGTCTCCAGTCCACAAATAAGTCGAGAAGACATCCTCAACGTACAGAGACTCACCTGCTGCATTACCTGCCGCTGCTGTCAGAGCTTTAGCTAATTTACTCATTAAACGTAGCTTCCTGTGTAAGCACCGTAGAGAGTTGTAGAGACTTTCCAGAACACCAGTGTGTCCTTAGCAGTCAGCGTAGGAGCAACATTGCCACCAGAAGTCACCCAAGTCATTGTAGGCCACGTTACTGTGTAACTAGCACCTGCTTCGAGCTGTAGCACGATTGCGTCACCAGAGGTTAGCGAGTCTGTGAAGGTAGTGTTAGCCGAGAGAGTCTTGGTCTGTACTGCGCCGTTGGTAGCGTCAAAGGTTGTGCCTGACAGAGCGTAGACAGTGTCGCGTATGGTCTTGTTGGTGAAAGTGTTAGTGCTACTTG